ATAAATTACGTCCTAATGTCAATTATGTTGAACTAAGTGTTTGGACAGATTTCACCTCATCAGTAGATTTACTAAAAAGAGCCTCATATAAATTCTATAGTTTTATGGATAAATTAATACGTGAAGAAAAGAAAGTTCGTGGAGAAGATTATGACCCTCCACCAATATTTGATGGCGGTGATGATGATGATGAAGCACCACCAGATGAAGCACCAACAACAGAAGAACCAATAGATGCACTAGCACCAGATGGAACATTATTACCTCCACCAGAAGAACCACCAGCAGAACCTGCAGAACCCCCTCCAAGTCTGCCTTTTCAACCTTCTCCACCTCCTTTACCTCCTAGTCGTCCCCCTCGTCCAGGTCGTCCTCCTTCAGCACCGCTTCCTGATTTAGGACTAATGCAACCAACACCACCACCATCAGAACTAACAGCTCCACCAATAACAGGATTAGCACCAGCACCACCAGCACTTTCACAACAAGATTCAAATGTAGAACGTAGAAAATATAGGACAAGGGTTAGAAATCGTGCTAGACTTGCTGGAATACCTGTTGAAGAAAGGGATGATATTATAAAAGATGCCGAAGAATTTGAACAACGAGAAGGTAGATTTGCTGATGATGATGAAATAGATGTATTGATTGTTACTCATAAACAATTAGGTGCAAGACCACCAACAGCAGAAACACTAGGAATGGATATAATGATACCACAAGATACTGAAGCTTTAATAGATGAAGTTAATAGAACAGTATCACAATTAACAAATCAAACTATGATAACCGAGCTTAATAGACGAGTTAAGGCGATTGAGGAAGAAGGCAGAGTAGGCTCAATAAAAAAATCTAATATACAAAATTTAAGAAAAGCTCTTGCTATTGCAAAACATCCAGTTGTTACAGTAAATAAACGTGATGTTGCTAAAATCCCAGATGATATTAAGGATGAGTATAAGGAGCTTGATAAAAGATACAGAAATAGCAGAGATAAATTAGAACCAAACATGCATTATGGTAAACGCGCTAAATTTGTTGATTTCTTAAAGGCTAATAATATTCCATATTATGAGAGTAGTGTTATAGGTCGCATACAAGCTTTTGAAACTCCTTCTGTTGCTCCATTCCCTGCTCCTCCTCCACCCGCTGGTCTTCGTCCTATCCGTCAACCACTCCCACCTATATCTTGAAAAAACATAATTTTTATAATATAATATATTATTATAAGTATGAATCCTGACCCAGACTCAGTTCCATTAACAGAGGCTCTTAGTGCAATGGCTAATGAAATTATTTCAATTGATAAAACATTAGGAACACAGTTTAGGGTGTTCAAGTCTTCAGTAAGTGAAATTTATAAAAATGTTCAAGCAGATAAACAAATGTTCAATTCTGCTAGAGTTCAACAAATGCCTAACACAGATGGTTTAACACCTTCTCTTGAAAAAGAAGCACTTGATGTAACAGGTAGCGGTATGTACTATGGTAGAAAAGTAGGAGCTGTAAGAAAAATAAGAAAAAATCAGTTATTTGAACATGCAACCAAATGTGGTATATCAAAATATATTTAGTGGGCTCGTGCGCCCACACGGCGTAACTTCGTTAAAGGAGGGAGTATGAGGGAACGTAGTTCCTTCACTTGAAACTTTCAAAAAAATAAAATAAATTGATTATGTATAGCAATGACCGCTTTTGATTATGTGTTTGGTATAGTATATAATGTTATGGATGTAGCTGGTAATATATTCTTTTTAGAAATTATTAATCCAACAGATCCAAATTCCCCCACTGACTTTATACCAGATCCTACTAAACCATTCGGTCTTGCTATCAAAAGTTATTAAATTTAGCTTGAAGCTTTCTTGAGACACGGCAACGCAACTCATACATCATTAGCATCCTCTCCCATTCAGCATCATCAACCAATTTATCTAAAGCAGGATACTTTACTTTTAGCACATTCCTAGCATCATCCGCTGTGAAATTACAATCAATAATATTATTCATCAATATGTAATAATTAGGAGATTTGAAGGTGACAAAGCGCGGATTAAAGTTCTTATCAATCATCGGCATATTAAATCTCTCAACTACTATAATTAAATTTGAAAAAAAAGAATTCAATTTTAATTATACCTAACAACAATTAAGTAATCCTCAAAGTAATAGTAGGTTCATTTATACGATCAAATATATCAAACTCCTTCATGATATTATCATACACTTTTTTAATACCATTGCTATGATATAAATATGTGCCTTCATCAATATACTCATTAGTCATAGCCTCTTCTAAATTTTCTAATTTTGCATTAAATAGGTCTTGAAATTTTGATTTGGTGTTTACTACAATTTTATATAATTTTTTTTTATCATTACAATGCTTAATGATGGCTTTATACAATAGTTGTTCTAATTTATAATATTCAACCATATATTTATAAAACTTTAACAGATTTGTATTTTTATCAATTAACATTACAACAGGATACTTATCTGCTTCATCAAGATAAGTACGAAGAAATCTTATTTTTTTACCTATTTTAGCAACAATAGTTCTATAATTGTAAAGGTTTTTTTCAATATCCTCAAAATCAACATCAACATTATATTGGATATTATCGGTTTCAAGTATAATCATAACCATTTTAGAAGTTAATAATAAACTACTAAAATATTAATCAAATCAATTTTTTTTTAATTGCAGTGGTATATGGATGGGTGTTATAGTGTTATATCTAATACCCTTATTTTTACTCTTCCTTATAATAGAAATTTTTTTTCTATTTTATATTTTTTATTTTATTTTATTTATATAAGATAAAATAAGGGTATAACGATATAACCTATAACACCCATCCATAACCAACTCTATAATTGTTGTTATGTCCAATTAAAATTGAATTGAAATTTTTTTTAATTAACAATAGACATCTAATAATCAAAAATGTCTAAAATCCTCCTTGTTAGCTATCACGATGATGAGATTTACCACCTGCCTGACTGGCTTGATCTGGAAGACGATAAACAAGTACAACGTTATATTGTTAAATACTCAGTGTTGCATGTTTTGCTTACTAATGGTAAGTGGGTTAAGATTCTACCAGAATACGAAGTTGATATAGACACAAGGTATGGTGATGATAATGAAGTTAGAGATGCCGAAGACTTCGGAATTGATCCTGATGACGAACCTAAGTGGGAGTATGAAAATGAAGAGGAAGAGGAAGATAACCCTGCTAAAATAGCAAAAAAGGTTATGTGTGATATCATTGACAAGGTAAAGGCAGAGGCAGAAGTAAAGGCAGAGGCTGCAAACGATGAGAATAGTGATGATGAGGACGAGGATGAGGATGAGTAAAATATAAATTGTTGTTAGGTCTAAATAAAATTGAATTCTTTTTTTTCAAATATTGAGAGATTATCAATACAAAATGGCTAAAATTGTTCGTGCTAAATACTCTGCTTATACCTCCTTCAAAATCCCTAAGGGTATTAATTTAGAAAATAAGACACAGGTCAGATGGTGGGCAATTAAACATTTAACTTTATTTATTCATTTTGTTGATGAAACAAGAGAGGATATGGAAATTGAAGCAGAATATGAACCAGAACTTGATTGTAAATATGCCGACGAAGAGACGATTGAAAAAGCATGTGAGTATGGGTATACTGATTCTGAGGATGATGATGATGAGGATGAGGATGAGGAAGCTCCAACAGCTAAAAGTATTATTGCATCTATCATAGCTAATGTAGTGCCTACCTAAATGTTATTATACATAATTAAAATTGAATTCTTTTTTTTTCAAATATTGAGAGATTATTGAGAAACTAATATGACTACTGATTATGCGCCATTCGCAGCTATGTACACTATTGAGTATCAGGAAGAGTATGATAACTTCATTGTTACATTTGATGATACAAAAGAATTAACTTATACAGAAAACAATGGCGATGAGTGTAAGGTTAATATGGATTATGATAATGGTAATGAGGAAGCTAAACACAGAAAATTAAATTTGATGTGGATTGCTGATATCAAAAAACATTACAACTGGAAACCAGGAGATGTTTTGACTTTCTGTATTAAACAAAATACCGATAATTGTTTCTTCGTATATGGTACGAATTATACTGATGATGATGGTAACAGGTCAGCTTATAATACAAAAATTTATGACATAGGTATTGATGAAAACGGATTTGTTGTTAAACGATATTTTCAGTATTATTGTATTAACTGGAATGCGACAGCTCTTATCCCAGATGCAGCTTACTTTATTAGACCTAGTTGTGTGTACAACGATTCGCTTGTTGGTTAAGGTTTTAGAAGTTAATGCCTGAAACTAATAAAAAGAGTATAAAATAGGGCTTTAGATTATTTTTTTTCAATAATCTAATAAAAATCTAATAAAATATATTATAAATACATTATATAGAGTATAAATTTATAAATTTTTATTTATATTAATATAAATATAATATAAAATGTTATATTTTATTAGATTATTATAAGTAATAATCTTATTTCTTGACTACTAAAGCGCTATATTTAGAAACTAATTTAAAAATATTATATAACTTATTATATATTAATGGATTTTACTATTCCTAAACACATTGACTTTGAGGCTCTTGATGAACGCATAAAAACGCCTATGACTGATGCAGATTTGGAAAGATATTTTGGTTCTGGTATTGAGAGCGAGGTTATGACCTATGCACAGTTAGCTAACTATAGGACTATTGATGAATTATTACCTAATCCTATTGACTTTCGTATTATTCTTGTAGAACAAATGAAGAATAAAGGGCATTGGGTTCTTATTCTAAAATATAATGGTATTATTGAGGATTTTGATAGCTATGGAAAAGGTATAGAACCACAAAGGAATTTTATTGCTGCAGGAATGAATAAACTACTAGGACAGGAAAGAAACCATTTAAAACATTTAGTTGCACGATCTCCATATAAATATGTAGTTAATAAGCATGGATTTCAAAGTACTAAACCAGATGTCAATACATGCGGCAGATGGTGCTGTTTACGAATCATTATGGCTAAAGAACTGAAGATGGACTTACCTGAATTTACTGCTATGGTTATGAAAGCCAGCCGTGATATGCGGTTAATACCAGATGCTGTAGTAAGTCTGTGGATTAAGTAATATATAAGATAATATTTATAATTTTTTGAAGACTATAAATATTAATTTGAGAGATTATTTAGTTCATTAAATGAGCAAAGCGATCCGCTTTAGCACCTCCAGTAGAAACTCCACCACCAGAGCGAGCGCCCATGCCTTTCATTTTTTTGTAATCTTTTACAACAGCCATTTCTTTCGCCGACGAGTTAGGCATCATTCCACCAGCAAGACGCTCATACTGAACAGCATTGATTGGGTCTTCCGCACCTTCTTTTTTCGCATCTAGAACCATTGACTTTGTTAGTAGGCCTGTAAAAATATTTGACGAACCCGCAATGGTTGTAAATATTCCTGAGTTGACCGCAATAACAATAATTTCAGGAGTGAAAGCAGTTAATACGT